GACCTAGTGAAGGAGACAAGTATGAGAAAAGTAACCCTATTAAAGGAAATGAGTAATTATTTTGCAGGAAAAGGTCGTATTCTAAACATCGTAGAGTATGCAAAAGCAAATGATGGTCCTTATCATCCCGCAACAGTCAGAAAAATTTGTGGCTCATGGGGACGAATGGTAAATCTTTGCCTTCATAACTACCCAGACCTACTTGGGTCAGCATATAAAGAGCCAGGCGACATCAAGTTATTTGATACTGAAGCCTGGGCTCCCGCAGCCCCAGTAGAGCCTCCACAAGAAGAACAAGAAGCGCCTCTTACTGCCGCTCAAGCTTTAGCGTTGCTAGAAGGCAGAGTTGATGATGAACAAAGCAGCTAATTTTAAGACTGGCGACTATGTAAAGTGGAATTCTTCTGGCGGTACTGCCAAAGGGAGAATTGAACACACTATGAAGGAAGGAGTTCTAGGGATTCCTGGAAGTAGTTTTTCAATCACAGCAACTGAAGAAGACCCTGCTGCCCTTATTCGTATCTATAGGGATGGCGAAGAGACAGAGACTCTTGTGGGGCACAAGTTTTCTACTCTTACTAAAATTAGTAAAGAAGAAGCGATGAAGTCCTTTAAGAAGATTTTTCATATTGGATCTGTCTTTAAGTCCATACACGAAGAAGAAGATGATGATGACCTTATCATTCAAGGTATGGCTAGTACAGACGATAAAGATCGCGCAGGCGATATTATTTCCCCTATGGCTTGGAAGAAAGGTCTAGAGGATTACAAGAAGAACCCTATTATTCTATTTAACCACGACTATAACCGTCCAATCGGACGCGCTGTAGCGGTTAACCCAGTCGGAAATGGGCTGGAGTTAAAGGCCAAAATCTCCAAAGGAGCAGGTGAAATTGCTCAACTTATAAAGGATGGAGTTCTTGGTGCTTTTTCTGTTGGCTTTATGGTTAGAGATGCTGACTATGATTCGGAAACAGAAACATTCCTGATTAAACAAGCAGAACTGTTAGAAGTTTCAGTCGTATCTGTACCAGCGAACCAAGCAGCCGTATTTTCCGTACAGAAGTCCTTTGACTCCGAAGAAGAGTACAAGGATTATATTAAGTCATTTAAAAGCGTTAACCTAGCATCCGGCCAAGAACTGGCTGATAAATCAAATGATGCATTAGCTAGTGCAACGCCGGAAGGCCTAACAGTGGCCGATTCTCAGGAGATAAAGATGGATCCAAAAGATATCCAAACTATGATTGCAGACGCAGTTAAGGGTGTTAGCAAGGATGTTGCAGCCCAGATTGCTATGCAGCGCGCAGAAGAAAAGGCTGCTGAGGAAGCTGCTCGTAAGGCAGCTGAAGATGTAGCTAGAAAGGAAACTGCACAGAAGGAAGCTATCGTTTCGGTAGTTAAGTCAAATGCAGAAGAACTCCTAAAGGACATGTCGGCTCGTTTTGCTGAGAAAGAAGCAAATTTCGAGAAGATTCTTGGCGAGTTCCGCAATGAACTGAACGAGAAGGCAGAAGAGCTGAACAAGATTCGTGCGAACAAGCATGTATTTGCTGATCGTTCTAGCTCGAAGTCCTTTGAGCAAGAGTATGAGTCAGACATCGTTGATGCTCACCTACTAGGTGTTGTCACCAAGAAGGGTTGGTCAACACGTTTCGGTAAGCAACTGCTAGAAAAGGCTACGAATGATAATGCTGGTGTACGTGCACCTGCTGCAACGCAAGATAACTTTGAGACAATCGTTTCGACGGCTATCGAGCGCGACATTCAGCTAGAACTAGTTCTAGCTCCTCTGTTCCGTGAGATTCAGATGAGCGCAGCTAGCATGGTTATTCCGACACTGCCAGATGCTAACTACGCAGAGTTTGTTGAGAACGCATCGAGCCAAACAGGTGGTAGCGCTTTCAAGGGTAACCTAGATGCACGCAGTGCAGCTTCGCCTGGTGTGAACGCAGGTATTACACTAGGATCGAAAGTTCTAACTGTAAATAGAATTATTTCGAAGTCGTACATGCTAACGAAGTAGAAGAAGATGCAATTCTGCCGATTCTTCCGTTAATTCGTGAGTCAATGGTTCGTTCGCATGCTCGTACCCTAGAGCGCTCGATTCTTCTAGCCAATAGCTCGTGGGAAGGCACTCTAACAACTCCAGCTGCTTTCCGTGGTCTAGTAGAGTTTGCAGTAGCTGATTCGAAGACCATCAATGATGGCGTTGCTTCGCCGGCTACAGTTGGTGTTATTACCGCTGCTGACCTGCTAGCTGCTCGTCAGCTCATGGGCAAGTATGGCCGTCGTCCTGGTGACGTAGTTTATGTCGTCTCGCTAGACGCATACTACCAGCTGCTAAGCGATGCAGAGTTCCAGAACCTGAATGACGTTGGTCAGACAGCAACGAAGATTCGTGGTGAAATCGGACAAGTATTCGGTTCGCCAGTAATCGTATGTGACGAGTTCCCGACTAAGGCAAACGGTGCTCCCGCTGTCGTAGCCGTCAATCCTCGTAACTTCATTCAGCCTGTACTACGTGGTGCAACGGTTGAGAGCGATTACGACGTTGAATATCAGCGTCGTGTGCTGGTTGCAACCCAGCGTCGCGGCTTCGATCGTATGTTTGCGGATGCAGGTCAAGTGGTTGCAGTTCTCTGGTAATCACAAAGACTGGGGCTGCTTCGGCAGCCCCAGGCTTCTATAAGGACATTAAATGGC